TTACAAACAATAGCTTTCATACCGTCTACAATCTCTTGCGAGTATTTGTCACCGTTCATACGCTTTAGTGTATTCCAGTTGATACTTGCTCGAACGTGTCCTGGCATGTTAGCTTTGCCTTGCTTTTGCTCCAGTCTCTGATAGTGTCCAATCTTGTTTGCACGTTTAGGCGAACCTTTCTCCCAGCCGGGCATCTCTTGGAACTCTCTGCGGAACTCTGTGATACGATCTAGCACTTCTTTCTGCGGAGTATCAGTAAGCACCATTAGCAGCAGTTCTTTCAAGAAGTCCTGCATAAACACAGGAGTATCTGAACGTCTCAAATCAAGACCCATTGCTTTGACTTTACCTGGCTTACCGTCAACGTCTGTTCTAAAACCTTCGTTGTCTACTACAAGCGCCGCATAGCGTTTTTTAGTAATATACAAGCCTGACACTGCAACAATCTCTCGACCTGCTGCAATAACGTCTGCTCGCGTCTTAGGGCAATGAAATGCTCGACCCATGAACGATACAAACGTAGTATCAACTTGCTCACAGATTTGATCATACAATGCAATTGCTTTTTCAGTAGTCCATTCAAGTTTACCTGATTCTACATCGTCTTTAATCACAGGCCAAGCACTAAAGTACACAGAGTCAGTGTCACCGTAAATAACTGCTTTACCTACGTGATCATACTCACCTGTAATACATTTGTTTGCTTCTGCACTCATGTGCTTAACAATTTGTCTACCAGTTAGTGTAGTTGACTGTCCGATGCGCTTATCGAAGAATCTACAACCTGGGTTAAGAATCGCGCCATACAAACTGTTCAAGTTAATCTTCTTAACTAGCTGACGTTTATCCCAGTACTCGATCTCTGCCTTGTTTTCAGCTTCCTTGGCTTTCTTTAACATCTTCTGCATATCTTTACGTTCAGCATACCAGCGTTTAAGAATACCAGGAATAACACCTTCAAACTCTGTTGTAAAGATTGTACCGTTAGCACTAAGCATCCACGGCATGTGGCTATCAAAGATAAGTTGATAAATTTCAGCACCGCTTAATACATCACTGCGTCCATCTTCCCAGTCAACAGTTAGAGCAACGTCTTTGCGCTTGTCCATAACTGCTTCGTATTCTTCAGTTGCAAATCGTCCTTCCCAACTGCCTGCAAATGACTTCTTCTTAAGAGTCATATCTTCATGTACACGAGCATCTGAAATCTCAGGACGTATTTGTCCTACGATAGTTTCTGGAGCCATGTTCATTGCTCGAATCACTGACGGATACAGTGAGTTCAAGTCCATCGAAGCAATCCACTTGTGCAAGCCTTTCTTAGGAAACGCAACATAAGCACCTGCTGCTTGTGTGCTTTCTTCGTCATCACGCTTAGGACGATTAGGTACTTGCAAGCCGCGGTTGTGTGCTTCGTTAATAATACCTTGCTCTGTTACAGCAACAGCACCCATTGTTGTTTGTAGCAACACTGTGTTTTCATGTGCAATTGAGTTAGACAAGTCAATAAAACGTAGCTTCTTGTCTAGTTTGTCAAGTAGTGCAGTATCCTGAATGTTATACTCAATAAACTTGCGGAAGTCATTGTTGTATAGTTGATCTAGTGTACCTTCATACGGTACCTTGTTTTCGCCTACTTCAATTTCACCAATTGCATCTAGTCGATATGTATGACGCTCTTCGTATGTGTACTTGCGATATAGTTCCAAACTGTCCAAGTGTACACGACCTACTAGGTCAAATGTAACAGCTTGCTTCCCGTATTTTTCGTATTCTCGCTTCTTGGGCAACTGACCCCACAAGCAGAAACGTCTTGTGTCATCTTTGCTCAATACACGAGCAGTTCTGTTTACAGTATACGGAATATCGTAACCTTCACTGTTCCAGCCACTTAGTATGTCTGCATCTTCAATCAGTGTTAAGAACGTGTCAATCATGTCACCTTCTTTTTCAAACAGCATTACATTATCGATGCCTTCAAGTTCTGCTTGTGCTTGCTCCATAGTAAGTGTTTTAGGCGGAACAGCAAGACAGATCATAGTCTCCATCCACTGCAAATAAACAGATATTGATGTAATAGGCATAAACGGATCTGCTGGATCAGCAAAGCCTCGCTCCGGATCAAAGTCCGTCTCAATATCGAAAAACGCAATATTTAGCTTAGGTGCATCTTGGTTGAGATAGTTCTCACTCAAACACTGGAAGATCGGATTAATGTCACTTTCAAAAAGTTTTTTATCTTTGTTGATTGCTACTTCTTTGCGGAAGTCTTTTGTGTTCTTACATACAATACGACTCAAAGGATCGCCGTACACGCTCTTGTACTTGCCTTTAGGGTCTTTGTAATAAAAAGTATATTTTGCGGGGAATTCTGTGTATAGCCTCTTGCCGTCACGGCGCTCAACTACACGGATAATATCTTGATCGCGATCAAACATCGCGTCTACGTATGGCATTTAATTGTCTCCTCGTTGCTTATGGCCAACTTAACCTTCTTCATGTTCCTGTGAACGAGACTTGTAATATCTTACAAGTCCGTAAATACTTAGCGCAAACCAAAACACTTCAATAATAATACTGGAGAGATTTGGTTTAAAGTATAGATTAATGCCAAGTAATATAGCAACAACCATGTTATTGAAGCTATACCAAAACCCTTTTGCATCTATTTTGCCAAACTGTAGTAAGGCAAAGGTTCCTACTAGTATGACAACACCGATGTTGCCTATAAAGTCGCTAAACTCATATGTATAAGTCATTTAACTCGCTATAAAATAATTGTATATTCCGTATAAGTCTACAAACAGAAACACAAAGTTTTGTACAAACATTGGCTTGTCATTTAACTTATAAAATAATGTGCTGAGTATTATGTGTGCAATAGCAAACACAATAAACCCAAAACGACTATATTCAAAGTTAGAAGATAACAGCAAGGCAGCAATAAAGAATAATATTGTGCCTAGCCATTTAATGTTATTTTCTAACCTAATCACTTGTCGTAGCCAAGCGTTGTGATAATTGTTTCCAAATCATCAAACGCATCGTAGTGTTTTTCCCAATCACGGTTCTTAGCAATCTTAATTGCTTTGTTGATTAGTGCAGGTTTAACGTCAAGTTCTTCTGCGACTGCCTTGACAGTGTCTTTAAGACCGCCTTGTAAGTCTTCGATTTCCTGTAAAACGTTAACACCTTCTTGCACTAGTCGTTCTAGTTTTGCTTTTTCTTCTGGTCCGTAGACACGGTCACTCATAGGTTACTCCTTGTTGTGTTTGATTTATATTAATTATATGACAGTTTTACTTGGATGTCAAGTATTTTGATAGCTCTTTTTCGTAGAGCTGATAAACGTTATACTGCCCTGTTTCATTAAGATGCATACAAGGATATTTGTCATTAGAAAACATATAAGACATCATTATACTGTTTACATTTAGATAGTTAGGCATACTATCGATTATAGGCCAAGTTTGTGGAGAATGTTTCTTAAAAAACTCGTCTCCTTCAAAGAAGTTAAAGACAAAGTTGTTCAGCATTTTGTCTAGTATCATAGTATAGCCGATTACTTTGTTTATTTCCTGTAATTCGTTGTACAAGGTCTTAAAATATGTTTTTGATAGCTTATCGTTGTTAAGCGGCATAACACTACGTTGATTATATGCCCATGCTCTGTTTGTATGGCTCCATTGGACAAATACTAAATCAGTGTCTTTAATGTCCGATAAGTCATTATAAACATTGCGAAATATGTGAAAATTGCTATGCCCTGCTTCGCTTTTGTTTATATAGTCTAAGTCAAAACGTTTAGCTAGATGTTGACCCCAGGTATTTTCTGTACTCCAGTCGTTTTTTCCAGATTGACCTAATAGGCCGTGGCTACAGCTATAAACTCTTAGTCGTTTTATTTCCATAATTTACTCAAATACCTTTTTATTGTCAAAAGCACGATGCCAACCAAAGAACTGTGCTTTATAATCAGAGTGGTCATCTGAGCTCAAATGATCCCATTCTGCCTTACGTGCTAGTAGTTCTTCTGCACCTGCTTGCCAGTCAGTAGTTTCGATTATGAGTTCTAATCGTTCTTTTGCAGCATTTGCTTCTTCTAGTGTTACAAAGTCTTGTTCGATATGTATCACTTCCATACAAATGTCGTGTGTGATATAGTCTAAACTAAAGTCAATACCGTACTTGGGTTTAATGCCCAGTAGTTTGTTTAGTATAGGTCTATCCTCTGCTGCTAGTTCTAATTGATGTCTTGCGGCACCTTGTATAGAATAGCGTGTTAATAGCATACAATGATCTAGCACAAGACCAGATTCGCTGTATTCAA